TATTTTTTATTTTTTTATTTTTTTAAAAACTACTAATACTTCCAATACCTTCAATACCTTCAATACCCAACAAACTATTTCTTATAGTCTACTGCAACCCAATCAGATAGGGCTTTATGGTGTGTTGCGCATAGGTTTAACGAAGTAACAGTATCCGCCCACGCTGACAGCACATCAGCTTTACTTACTGGTGGCGAAGGTAGTAGAGCTGCCTTGTCACAAATAAGCATTTCACTTACGGGCTCCTGCCGCAATATCGTTCCATGTATTGATGAACAGCCCATCAATACAAGTAACAGTAGGACAAGTGCTAGGAATGTTACGCAGTTTCTCGCTACGAATCCTATTCCGCTCAAAACTCGATATAGCACGTTGCATAGAAGCTCGTTCCTTAATAACCCTACCTGTTTCATCTGTTGCCTCCTGTATGATGTCCGCAGCCTCTTGACCAGCAGCTATCATAGCAGCCTCTCTAGTTATTGAAGCTGCTTTAAAATCTAGGGCTGCTACGCCCATGTGAATCCTTATACCAGAGCCTATCCCTAGAGCGTAGGCTATGATACACGACAAAACTAATGTCCTACTCAGAAGTAACATATTGCAGCCCCTCGTTATCTATGTTGTACACATCTTCACTAACATCTTCCAGCATGGCGAGCAGGTCTTCAGTTGTCATACTTGGATTATCTCTACGCAGAGCGGAGAATATGTCGAGCTGACTTTCCGTAAGGCTATCCATACTGCTGACCATGCTACTATGCTCCCGTGTAGCCTGACATGTACTTGCCAAGACTACGCATCCAAGGAAGGGCGGCTTCTCTTAGCAGCCAAAACAATAGCGCACTCCGAGCCATGGCTGCTACCATGCCTACAGCAACGCCTATCAGTGCCCCGCTAGCATCCTGTGCCAGCATGGTGTAGCCAGTAAGCGCACCCAGAACATACGGCACTAGCCTAAACAATATTTGGCTGCGCTCCGCAACAGAAAGCAACGCCGCTAACTGTGTTCCTACCACTGAAACCAAGGCTACCCAAAGGATGTCCACTCCGCCTAAGTAGTTCACCCACTCCATAACTAATGTGGATACTTCTTTCATATTAATCCCCTATTTGCCTAAGTAATTCTATAACACTTTTAAGCACAGCGTCTACCACCATGTTGTGCCTTCCACCCACCAAAAACTGCTTTACCTCCGCCTCATTATCCATAAAGAAGGGCTCCAATATAAAGCTTGGGCACTTTGTTTTAGCTAAGAAATAATCTGGGACAGTCCCGTCACCCCAATACCAACCTTCCTGACCGCCGTTATCTCTAATAGATAGCGTATCAGCAATAGAACGGCTGGCTCCAGCAGCTTGGCGTGAGCGTACTAAACTGTTTGGGTAGTACATGACGCAGCAGCCATGCCCCCGTGAGCTATCTCTGTCCATCGGGTCAGTGTGGTCACTATCTGCATTGAAGTGGAGCTCTACCGCTAGTTTGGGTGACTTTTTATTTATAGAAACCACTTTGCTTGGAAGCTTACCACTCACTACTGAAGCAGCACAGCCAAGCTTCTTTAGTTCAACAGCAACATCTTTCAACACCGCAGTAGCTACATCATACTCATTAAACTGAGGGTAGTGCGGCGACACTTTTCCTTTTTTATCTTTGTGGTGTCCAACGGATAGTACCACATCAAATCTTTCTTTTCTTAGCGTCATAATATCATCCTCGCATTCCTAAATATTCAACAGTAGTCAAAGGCTGGTCAACTACATTCATGTGCTGCACTACATCTGAAATATCCCAAGGTACGCGGGCTACCATCGTGTAGCTGCCCCTTGGTAGAACGATGCTGCATTGGTACACAGCGCCAGCTACCTCAATGAAGGGTATACTGGACAATACAACGATGCCCACACTATCTACAATGTTCGCAGTGATGCTAGAAGAAGCCCCCGCACTAGCCAAAGGGCTAGTGATTACAGCAGTAAACTCTTTATTGCTATACAACATACACTGCGCTCTTTATATCTTGGTATGTCATGGAATCAAGCTGGGCTATCTGTGTCATCATTCTTAGATACACGTATGCCCTAGCTTGAACAGCATCTACATGAGCCACCCGAACTTGTGATGCCGTGTGCGGAGACACACCCACATCAGTGACACAAAGGAATGTATCCGACGTGGCGGTATTTGAGCACACAGCTTGGGCTGTAAGATAGTCGAACGCTTCATTGTCTCCAGAGTAATGGAGAAGAGTTCCTGTGGCAGCACTAAAAAACCCCCCTGTTTGTATGGCTGTTCCTGCACCCAACCTTATGCGTGCAGTAGCTTTCCTTATTTCTCTTTTCCTAGCTACAATAACAACACTTAGGTCTAACAGGTTCTGCGGTATAGGGCTAGACTGCCACACAATATCTGCGTATTGGGCTCCGCTCCCTGACCATACTGCATCAGGGTACTGAGAAACAAGAATTTCTGCGTATGTTGCTTGCTCTATACTCATTTTATACAGACAAATTTTGCTGCTAAGTATGTGTACTTAGTGCCGTCAGCATCGCCATGCTCAGATTCTGGGGCATCGACATGCCCAGAAGTTAAGTAAGCCTCGAATCTAAGGTAGGATGGTTGCTGTATATCAAACATACCATACAGCGTGATTATGCCATTCCCGCTAGTAGACGTTGCTAGAACTACGTTAGTAGCCACATCAACCAAACGTATATTGCCTTTACCCGCAGCGTGTGAGCTGAAGCTCCAGAGACCAGCAGGAACTAAAAAATCATCCCCTGCTATATTCCCTATGTTGGCTGGCACAGATACTAGCCTATTAATCGGGCGGGCTCGCCATTCGTCATCGTCAACGGAACCAAAGCTGTTGCGCTCATCAAACAACCACATGGTTGCACCAGCATGTCCATCGGTACGTAGCGTGCCATCAAGTAAAGCTTCGCTTATTGCGTACACTTCCTTAGCATCTTGCAGGGTAGCAAACTTTCTGCTCCCCCCACTTACAATTGTTATCCCAGATACGGGGTCTATGAAATCAGCGCCATCATTAAATACGGTAATCAAAGTGCTCTCCTGTAGTAGGCATCAATGTACAAAGTATCTGCATCAAGACTTCCTTTGAGCTTGATACGAAGTACGCCAGATACATTCTGAGCTATATTATATGTTGCTCTTCCTGATACTGACAGCGCTAGGGAGACTAGCGTACCCGTATCGTCTTCTAAGTCAATAACGCCACTGCTACTTATAGAGCCGTGCATGGATACATGAGTTAGTTTTCCTGTGATGAGATGTCCTGCGTCACCCTGCATTTTGTATGCTACAGGCATGGTGTCTCCACCTTCTACATGCCGACCAGCCCAAGATACTACAGCTTCGCTAGAGGCAAGGCTATCTGTCGCGCTGAATAGTACACCACTTGGTGAGCTTACACGAATGTCTGCCAATCTAGTGGCTACATCAAGAACATTTTGTGGTAGTGCGGATGCACCAAAAGACACCCACCCCGTGTCAGATAATTGCCACAGGGTGGGCGGTGTTGTTTGGATATATAATGTTGAAGCAGGGACTGCACCAACCTCTAGGGCTGGTACAGTAGTTCCGTACAGTATTCCAGTTGTATCATCGAAGGTTATTCCGTCGCCTAGGTCGAAGCACCTACTAAGATTAGGGAACACTTAGATTGCTTGACGACGGCACCGCGCAATGACTGGAATAGCTGAAGTAATAGCAATCTGCATTACTTGTGCTGCGCCCACGCCGTTGAGCACGACATCGACATTAAGACCATTGATTTCAGTACCCACTTTGTTTTTACCATAACGAGAACCATCCACATTATTAGCATCCGCAATAGTTGTTCCATTGTGCAATGCGTCAATAGTAAAGGATTCACGGTTGCCCACGTTAGCAGCATCTTCAACAACCACTTTCCATGTTGCCATTACTGCTGCATCAACAGGCACACTGTCTAGTGTTAGGTTAGTAGAAGCCACAATTACTGCAACATCAGTGTTGGTAGATGAAATAGCAGCGTCAAGTAGTGCAATAGCCGCTGTTACATTAGCAGCGCCATCAACATAGCCAGTGCCCAACCAAGTACCTGTTCCAACTTTAGCGTCTACAGTTGCAATAGATGCAACAGCAGCAGCCACTTGGGTATCAAGCACTTGTAGGGACTGCACAACGCTTACTGCTGCACCTAAGTAATTGGTAGCAACTAAGGAAGGGAAGGTTCCGTTAGCATTGAATCCAGAGCTTGTGTTCATAACATTCTGCTTACTTCCTACAGCAGCGAGAGCTGAATCAAGTAAGTCAGTAGCATTCACGATAGACGTTGCTGTGGAAATGTACGTTGCTGAAGCATTTGCAGTATACGTTCCAGAGGCGTTGAGACCACTTCCAGATGTGACGGCATTGATTAAGTTTGTGTTTGCAGCAATAGCACTACCATTACTGTTTCCTGTTGATATAACAGCCGCCAAAGCAGCGTCCAGCTTACCTACAGCAGTTTCTAAGTTGTCACCATTAGCTACAGTAATTGTAGATGTATATGATGGAAGCAAGGAGCCAGCAGTTGCTTTGCCCATAAAGGCACGCATAGCAATGTCTTCAGCGTTAGATTGCTGACCAATCCATAACCACACACCAGCATTACCAAACAACCACTCTTGACCTGCATGTGTGCCATTGATAACAGCCAAGCGGTCTCCAGCAGTTGGCGTGTTCGTATCTTCGATAAGAGTCCACGCCCCTACAGTACCGCCAATAATGTATATGTTGGCTACGTCAGGAAGTGTTAGCCCTGTGTACAACACTCTATCGTTAGCTGAAATAGCTACGCCGTCTACAGTGTTTGATGTGTTCATAGCAGTAAGTGCAGCAGTAACAGATGTGGTTACTGCATCAAGTGCTAGCGCAGGCTCTCTCCAACTATCTGCTGTTGGTATACCAGCGATGTCAGCTACAGTTGCTGAGCGAACCCAGTTAGCGACACCAGCGCCAACAGCAAACTTATGGTACTTGTCTCCAGTTGCTGTGTTTGACCAAGACGAGCCTCGTCCTGCGGCATCTGCATTGACACCAGTGGGCAGACCAATACCTGACAGATAGCTAATATTGCCATCTGTGAAGCCGCCTAGTACCTCAAATAAACTAATTCCCATAATCGTTCTCCTATATTTGTATAGAGGTAGATGCTAACTGTGAGTAAACATCTACCGTAAGAACTCCTGCTCCACTAAAAGTCAGTGCTAAATCATTTCCACTTGTTGTGGCGTATACTACATTAATACTATCTCCTACGATACCAAAGATAGTAAAGTACCGTCCTACTTTAGTAACATCCATCATTGCTTCCAGTGAACCAGCCCGAAGATGCACAGTAAATTTACCAAAGGAAGGTAAAGGGACTATAGCGGTTGCTCCGCTATTTATGGATAACAAAGTTATCTCCAGTTGCAGATTCAATGATATTGCCAATATCATCCTGAACTACTTCAATGGTGATGCTAGCTAGCACTGTGTTTGTATTCTGGGGGTGTGAGGAAGTAGTTGATGACAGCACCAAAAGTACGTCGCTTCCTACGACAGTGTGCGTGGATGTTTTGATAGTGCTAAGCATAAGTGGCTGCCAATCTATCTGCCCAGACACTGGTGAATGTATCCGCGCCAACTACTAAGGTGTCTCCAGATATGGTATCAACCTTCCTTATTCTCCATACAGGAAGGTGTTGGGCAGCTCCTGCCACCTTAGATACACCAATATATCTTGTGCTGGCACCGACATAATCTTCTAGGAAGGATGCCAGAGCACCAGCTCCGACGTACACTGTCTGTCGCACAACTGTCCCCGCTGTTATAACAAGAGGAGCAGGCGACTCTTGCTGAACAACAATGTTTCTAGAGGACACCTCTACAACAAACATAAAGCTATCTTGTTATCTCATGAGATAGAGTGACAGCGCCTTGAAGTAGGCGGGTAACAACACCTTGGCTATCTGCAATCTCTAAATCGTACTTAGCCGTGGTGAAATCTAATGCTGAAGTTTCCACTGCGCTAAGATGTATATGAATAGTTCCCGCTGCTCCGCCAAGCGTTACTTCTCCACTGTCTGTAGATATATCAACTAGAGCCAGTGGAGAGCTGTAGTCCTCACGAACCTGCATTCGAGCAGAGTATCCCGTCAAGTCCACGGGTGTACCAATGTTATCTTTGTAGGTCAACGTCCAAAAGAAGTCCGCACCTTGCTCAATAACTGGCATATCATAATCAGCAGCAGCCACTATAAATCTCCTTTCTCATGCTTCCGTACCCTCTCTTCAAGTATGGTAAGCCTGTGCTCTATTTTCTTTGTTTCCGTGATGAGTGAGTTTACGTTTATCAACCTGACTTTTACTTCTGCCATTGACACATTAAGAGCATTCAACTCCATAATAACCTTGCCTTGACCTTCAACGAACCTAATGCCCTGCCAAGACAGTAGCCCAAGTATAACGGTTACTGCTAGTGTTCTCCAGTGTGTCTCTATAGCCACCTGTTCCTTACTATCCATCAAAATACCTCTTGGAAAACCTTGTGATACTTACGCAGTTTAGCAGCATCATCCCCTTGTTTCTTGTACAGAGCATCCAGCTTAGCACGAAGCAACTTGCTAGGCAGTTTACGTTTATTTTTATTATATTCAATAATACTTTTATTTATATTTCTGACCCTGCCCATAATGTATTTTATATCTGAGGCACCTACTAAGTATTTCTTATTATCTTTTTCGTACTCCCTAGCCTTCGCAATGTCACCATTCTTTTTAAGGAAGGCTATAGTAGCTTGTATTGTATTGACCTTATTCAGCATAGCATATCCCATATCTTTATCTGCTGACGACTTAGACCAGCTCTCACCCAAGAACCTAGTCAAACCAAGTATCTTGTATTCGGATAGTTTAGATTCTGGGCGAGGAACTCCTCGCAACGCTGCATCTGCTGCATTAGATGCCTCAAGTATGTAGCTACCAAAGCTTCCTAAGTACCCCCTAATCATGTGGTCAATTAGGATAGGTGATTTTATTGGGTCAGTAATAGTACCTAAGTCAGGGACTGCTTTAGTTACTTGCGCAATCCCTTTTCCAAGTGCGCTAGTATTTGGCAAAACCTGCTCGCTTGGCTCTATGCCTTTAATATACGTGGGAACTATTTCTCTCCCTGTAAAAATAGACTTATTGGCTGCGGCTTCAGCATACGGTAAAGCAACCTGTGGTAGCGGAGCAATAGCTAGCGTGCTGACAGTGGCAAAGGCAGCGCGTTCCATAAGCAAGCCGATGGTTCCGTCATATAGAGCAAACTGTGCCAACCTCTCAGCAGCCGTCGCTATTATACCAAGCTCAAAAGGCTTAGGAAAAACAAGGTGATTGACACCCCACTCTTCTGGCAAAAAGAAATGCCAGTACATATCCTTCTGTGGCTCAGTCAAACGCTTATACCGTTCATCCCTATAGTTATTTACGGCAAGACCAAAGCTCATAACGAACATTGCTCCAGTGACTTTAGCCATCCTTGCCTTATGCTCTTTTGCCCCAGTGTACAACCTAGCCCCACCTTGGAATCTGGCATTCAAGAAAGGCATCGAATCTATGGCTGCAAGCATAGCACCGTTGTCGCCATGTTTACCGAAGTCAAGTAGGTCACGGGCTAGGAACCCTGCTTGCTTCCTAGATAAACCCTCCTCCATGGAACGTCGGTACACAGCTAGTCTAGCTATGTTCTCTGCTATGTTAGCTCCTCTTTCTGCTGTAGCCAATACAGTACCAAAAATACCCCTGCTGGCAAACCTACCCGCCGCAGTTTTTTTAGCCGCAACAGAAGCGTCAAAGGATATGTCGCCAGTTTGCGAATGCCCCGCTGTTGGTAGCGCACCAGAAAGCAACGCCTCTTGGTAATACTTATCCTTCTTCACAGCACTGCCGAAGCCGCGTATGAAGTCAGACATTCTCAGGTTTATGTCTGTGGTAGCGTATGCGGTAAGCACATCCCTTGCAGTAGACACTACCCAAAAAGCTGGGAAGGCAACTATAGTTCTAACAAGTGTCCTGCTCGCTGCTTTGACAAAATTAGGCAGCGTACTTCGCCCACTTGTTAGACCTTTTATAGCCCGAAGAATATCTGCATCAATAACTTTTCTGTGTACACGTTTTCCATTACGCATAAAGGTAACAATATCTTCACCCTTGGGTGCGATAAGGGCGGAGAACTCAACTATGCCATCCCGCTGCTCCTTAGATAGCTTTCCAATATCTATACCTTGTTTACGTAGACCTGACGCAACATTGCTGGCGGTAGCTGCTGCATTTTGCAGGGGAACAGCTTCTTCCCATATGCCATCACTATACACAGGCTTAACCTTATGCCCAAGAAGCTCCATAGCTTTGGCATCCTCAAAGCTAAGAGGCATTTCCTTTCCATTGAACTTATGTACTGGCATGCCAGTGTCTTCATCAACTTTTACCAAAGCTTCATCAATGGATTTCATAGCTCTAGTAGAGGCTATTAACTGTGTGATGCCTGTAATATTCCTGTGCATATTGTCAAGAACATTCGCTATCTGAATATTGCTATTATGCAGGGTATTTATGCCACCACTCAAGTTAGTACCTTTGGCAGCTTTCGGTGCGCCAATGAACCCTTCCATCTCGCGGTACATTGGAATGTAATCACCACTGGATACAAGAGCATCAAACATACCTTCATTGATAGCACCTACTTCTTTAGCTACACCGAGCAAGGATGTGTTAAGCTCATAGTACGCTTCAGCAGCCGCATCAATATCAGCAAATTTTTCATGTTCCTCCGCCATTTTAATTGTTGCGGTAAGCTCAGCACGGGTAAACAGCCCTTTGCCATCTTCGGCAAACAAGCCATCTGGGTTACCCATGGTTGCACCCTCTTCCCTGCCAATACGCAAAGCTCTCTTCGCTATCATGTATGCTAACACGGTGTCCTGTATTTCATGGACGGGGGCAAGTATATCGTAAAGACCCTTTGTTCCTACCACAGGAACAATATCACCAGCATCATCTATTTTAATCTGACCGTGCTCTAGGATGAAGTACGCAATCTTAGAGGAATGCACTGCTTCTGTGGCACTCATATAAGATTGCGCGTGTGTTCTTGATGATTCGCCTGTCTTATACCTATCAAGCTCAAGCAACGGGTATAGTCTATCTACAACAGAAGTTACCGCTGATACCTTATTGTCCTTGCTCCACTGCTTCCAGCCACCGCTAACCACCGTACGCCATTTCTCTGCGGATGTCATCGTGGGAGAGCCAAGCTTATCTAGCATGTCCGCGTAGTCTTTTATATCAGCCTCAGAAACATGTGACAGCTCACCTTTTTCTACAGAGGTCATAAAGTCCCTATACATTTTAGTGTGTCCTTTGCTGTGCATAACTGAAGCTTCAGCATCTAACACAGCCGCGTATAAGGCGTTAGGCTCAGCAAGCACATTGGCATCTGCAAAACCACCAGTAGATGCCATGTGCATTATTCCTTCAGATGAAACAAAACCAAGACCTTTGAAATAGTTTCCTACCTTCTCAATATATTCAACAATCTTGTTAAATATATTAGATAAGGTACCACCCACAAACAGGTCTCCACTTCTATATAGCTGGAAAGCGTAAGCAGCAGCTTCATCGGGAGATGCTATAGCTTCGTTTGCTGCATCATCCATGCCCAAAGAGCGTAGCCTTTCGATTAAGTTATTGTGGTGCTTACTACCTTTATTATATGCTCGTCGCATAACGCTCAGGTTAGCTGGGGATAGCACATTAGCAGAGAGGGCATGAAACATTTCATGGTCAAGAGTTTCACGCAATGCACTAAGTGGCTGCTTGGTAGATATGCGTATCAGCCTTCCAGCAGTATCATACTCCCCAAGTGATTCTAAGTTAGCATCCAATGTAACAATAATATTTTTGCCAATAACGCTATTGATACGCTCAACAAGAGACTCTGTGGTTGTTGCTGATATGCCGTTTACTTCAGCAGTCCTTGCGAACAGGGCATCTCTAAGTCTGGACTCTAAAATACGTGGTTTAACAGTAGCTTCCTCTGAGCCACGGAATTTAGCAGCGTCTAATATGCTGTGCATAGCTGAAAGGTAGGCAGTATGTGCATCCATCTTAGTGGGCGAAAACCCTACCTTACCAGAATCTGCAAACTCACCAGTAAGTACACGATGGGTTGCATCAGCAATATTTGTTATGTACTCACTATTGAAGTCCTCGTCGCTAACAAAAACGCCAGCGTCTTCAAACAACATGCGCTGAACCCTAAATGAGACATCTTCCCATTCGACGGCACGCATTGCTTCCGTAGTGGTCAGAGCATCAAACTCTTTAGTGATTCCTTTGCTTGGGTTGCCTACAGGATATTCAGTCTTTTTGCCTAGTGCACCCTGTCGTCTACTATCGCCATAGCGGCGGTGCATGAACTGCTCTGTAATGGCGTGCGCCATCTCGTGTACAATTCTCCAAGTCTTGGTGTACTCTGGGTCATTAAACGCTCCGCTACTTTCAAACGGGTTATATATCCAGACCTTTCCTTTATCGTAGCCCTGTGCTTTTAGGCGGGGGGCTTTGAACGTATCTTTGTCAAAAGAGAACGTGTCATGCTCGAAGCCAAACTTGTCCATCATAGTTCTCAAGTTGGCAGAGACATTATCCCACTGCGCCTTAGTTGGTGCGTCCGTTGGTAGGGGAGAGGCGATGAGCTCTTTTGGAATAGGGTATCTCTTCAGTTGCTCTTCAGTATTCTTACCAGTGAACTCACCGAATCTTGCCGCAGTATGTCCAAACTGGGTAGGGTCAAGTGGCGTTCCCGCCGCGGCGAATTTATTCGCTTCATTTGCTGCCTTCTTATCTAGTGCGCCAAGCTCAGGTTGAGATTGGGCAGCAACATGCGCCTCTATGTCCTGAATAGGAGAGGTAGCTACTGCATGGCTGGGTGTTGCATATCCTTCACGACCTATGGCTTTCCCTTTCACAGGTATGATAGATGCTGTCGCACCTTCCGCTGAGTTTATACTGTCAGCAACAGCACTAAATATAGCTTGGTCAGCAGCAAGAACCTGCTCAGAACCCCCAGCCTCAACCTGCGCCTTAACATCTTTGTTGAAACGAGAAGCAAGCTCTGGGAACGATACAGCGGTTAGCCCCGTGTAGTTACCAGATGAATCCTTGGTAAGGGTCGCACCAGATACACCCTGTTTAGTAAGCTCCTCTACATAGGCAACAGCAGCCTCTTTAGATAGCGGTGCATCAAAGGAAACAACTAGGGATGGTCTTGCCACATACTTTCCCGAAGCATCAGTTAGCGTGTCTGTGGGTTGTGTTATAATAACATCATCTTGGTTGTACTCTTTAGCTACGTTTGATACAGCACGAGCAACATCCTCACTGCTACCAAAAACTTCTGTATTAGTGGAAGTCTCAGCCGCACCGTATACACCAACAGTGCTTGATGATTTTGTTACATCAACACCTTCTTTTGTGCTAATATTGCGAAGTGCAGCAGAGAATTTATCTACTACTGCTCCGCTAGCATCTGTCACTTGAGTAGGTGATATTCCTATTGTAAAAGCCTCACCGCCAGTTTGTGTATCTGTGGCAGAAGTATCTGTGGCAGAAGTATCTGTGGTAGAAGTATCTGTGGTAGAAGTATCTGTGGCAGAAGTATCTGTGGCAGAAGTATCCTGTATGGTTATGCCAAGCCTAGCCGCAGCTTTTACTCCTGCACCCAAACCGTCTGCAAGATGTGAGTATAGGTAGGCAGAAACATTAGGTTCTACTGAAGCGGCTATATTTCTAAAGCTGTCATATGGGTTAGCTTTATCAAAAACAAGGTCATTACTGGACTGCTCAGACTTAGTAATTATTAATGCGTCAAGACCTTCAATAGCATCATCAACACGGGCATCAATGCTTCCCTGTTCCTGAAGAACTTTTTCTGCGGCGTATAATGAAACACCCGCATCGCTTCCAGAACTAGGGTCTAGCATTCGTACGCGTAGTTCGCTAAGTGTCGAGGAAAGTTCCTCTGGCGAAGAGTCTCGGATAGCTGCGAGTGCTGTCTCTCTGTCAGTATCAATAGCAGCTATTGCGTCAGCAAGAGTTCGTTCTTGTTTGTCACTACTAAGAATACTTTTAGCTGCCGTCGTGGTAACATCGAGAGCGCCGTCAGTAATAGCCCCAGCTATGAAAGCATCTTTAAGACGCTTAGTGCTCATATCGAAGTTACCTGTGCCAGCGTACCTTCCTGATTCTTGGGCAAGCTCATCGCCCACTTCAGAAAGTCCACCGAGACCTGCGCCTATGGTAAGTGTCTTAGCAGCCCCACCGCGTGTGGCTTTCTTTGTTCCATCCAGAACGCCCTTTGCTCTACCTATGGCGAATTTAGTGGGAAGGTAGTTTGCTGCTGCGGATAGCACAGCAGTAGTTGCACCAGCGCGTAGTGCGTCGTTAGTAGTACCACCTTCGTCCCTGACACCGTGCATAGTATTACCAGCATTAGACAGTACAGTTGGCGCAAGTAGCGTTGCTGTATTCCCTTTTTTAATAATAGCGTTGCCTGTTTTAGATAGAACCTTGCCAGCTTGTTTGGCATGCGAAGAGTTTTTCGCTATCATGGGTAGAAGCTTTCCACCATACTTAACAACAGCCCCTGTTGCCAGCTTAGCGCCAAGACCTGCACCCGTTGAAACAAGAGCCCCGCCTAGCTGACCTGCTATATTACCCAAGTAAGAGGCGGTATCATTCACTGCGTGCCCGAACGTATCTGTACGAACATCGTCCGTAGAGGATGTAACGCCTTCCATGGCTGCTTGAGACTCTTTAGCTAAGTTATCAGCACGATGTGCAGCATCTGCGGCTGCCACTTTATCGCCAACAACCTCATTACCGACCTGCCTAATACCTTGGAACCCACCACTTATTTGGTTACTTCCCGAAGTATAGCCAGCGGATACACTATCTAAAAAGCCCTTTCTTGGCTTAGGTTTTCCCTTCCTGCGCGGTGGCTCAGGTAGCTGAGTAAATATGCTCACTGCTCACCCGCCTGTAGTCTGGAAAGGAAAGCGGGAAGACCGTCTTGCGCCACTTGATTCTCCCGTGCATTCAAGAGAAGAGACCGAAGCATACTAGGGTCTACCTCAGTAGCATCTTCAGGGTTTGTAAAAAGCATTGGCGCATTTTCACTGTCTAACCCAAGAGTAGCTGCTATATCTGAACCCACAAAAGAGCCGCCAGAACCGAGCTTGTCGATTAACTTACCATAGCTGAAGATGTCTGCTACTTTAGTAGGCTTGTCCTTCAGTTGCCCTAAGCGTTCCTTGGCAATGTCTAGGTTCACCAAGTCCCGCTGCTCTTGTAGAGCAGTCCTAGATGGTTGTGTAGGTGCTCTACCCGAAGCTCCAGCACTGGCTAGTAAGTTAGTCACTGCGTTAAGCTTATCTGTGTTATCCGCCTTATCTAATAACTGAAGACCACGCCTAAGTATTGCAGCGCGGGCGTTTTCAGAAGCCGTAGGCTGGGCTTCAGGAGCCGTGTATGTTGGTCTATTGGCAGGGTCAGAGTAAATACTTGGCAGAACACTAGGCGCTATACTCCCGCGAATAGCTTGCTCCTTAGCAATCTTCTCCCGAAGAATCTTGTTTCTTGTGGGGTCAGTAGCTTCAAAGTATTGTATGTTACCATTGTTATCAACAAAGCCATTATCTGAACCTTCAAGAAGTTTCAAGGAAGGTGAGCTATCCGTAGGAGAAGCAGTAGCAGCAGATGCTACTTTCTTATCCTCGCCGCTGTTAAGTAGTTCGTTAGCAGTCAACCCCAAGGAGCCGATAGTAAGACCTGTCTTGATAGGATGCTCTTTGGCATACTTCAATATACCAGCCAATCTACCCTGACTCCCAGATGCAATATCCGCAGACGGGGTTTTTCCTAGTGGTGAAGATGTGGGGATACCTAGTGGTGAAGATGTGGGGATACCCAGCGTGGGCTCCTTGCTAGGCACACTACCACCAATATGCTTAGGTGGCTTAACAACCTCTCCATCTATATAGTCAGGTTTTGCTGGTGGTGTTGCATCTCTACCGAGCTTCTCCCTGTTGCCACGGGGTATCTGCCTACCTGTTCCGCTTGCCCGTTCTTTGATAGCTGTGCGCGGTACTATGGATGTATTATTTTTTGGTAGCGCTTTAGTTGGGGGAATGACTTCGCCATCTATGATGTCCCGCTTTGCTAGACCAGTTGAGCGTTGCGGACTCTTAGGAACTTGCTTTACTGCTCCCATGTATTTCTTAGCTGCCTTTATTACTCCACCTATGCCCATTCTTCTTGCTCCGTTGAAAATTGCTTTTGCTGGGTTACCTAAGTTGAAAGGGTCAAGAAGTGGTTCTTCCAGCGGCTTGTCATCAAACTTAATTGGTTTTCCTCTCTCATCTAATTCTACCACTATGTAAATGCCTTGCTAGAGAGTTCCAGCATTGTGTTGTTAGCTGATAATGCTGAGCCAGCCACCCGTGATGCAATCTCTGTTGATGCAGTGAACGCGCCAACAGACATTTCACCAAGCTTAATTGCTCTGTCCACGTTAGCTTTCGAGGATTGTAGCGTTATCTCTGCGTTAGACTTAGCAGCGTCAAGAGCTAATCGTTGGTTATTTATGGATAGAGTATCAAGACGGCTAGCCTCTTGAAGGCTAGTCGCATACGTTGCAGTAGCTACCTTGTACTCAGACAACAAATTACCTACCTCTGCTTCGTGCGCAAGTAATGTCATCCTAGCTATATCTGAAGTAAGTTTTTGCGATTGAATAGCTAGCTCATTCGTGCGAAGAATAGCTTGCTGCTGCTCAGAATCTATTCGTGCTCGTACTTCTTGCCCACCAATCTCAGCCACATAAGCGCTAAGCTTAGCCTTATCTATATCTGCGGAAGCTAGAGCAACCTTGACAGTGGCATCAACCTTAGTGGATGCTAAATCAACAGCAAGTTTATTTCCTGCTAGTGTAGAATTATAAATATCCACATTCAGCTTATCATGCTGTTGAACAGCCGCTACTCCAGCAAGCTCAGACTTATAAAGGTCTAGGGCTGACTTATCACTCTCAAGGCTCAGTGCCCTTGCAGATATTACAGTTTTATACTGTTCAAGAAGAACGCTATTGGTATCAATCTGTTTTGTGAACACACGCACATCTGTTGCATATATCTCTGCCTTCAAAGCCTCAGCTTTTTGCTGCGCCTCATACACGTGAAGTATATTATCATTGGTTGCTGCTATGGCATTATTGACATCATAGCTTGTGCGCCAAGCAGACAGTTGCTGTGTATTGTAGTCTAGCTCCGCCTTGGCATATCCTAATCTAATCTGCTCAAAGTCATCCCTGCTCTTAGCAAGTGATATAGTTAAATCAAAAAATTTATACTCAAACTCTGCTAAAGTAACTGCAACCTTGTACCCAATCTCTACGGAAGCCATATGGTACTTATTAAGCATATCAATAAGCTGCACGCCGCCCGATATAGCTGTGGCTACGTCAGCCCTATTCATACGAGCCTCTTCTGAGACTACGTTTGCATACGTTTGTGCAAACTCTCTTCTTGCATCGTTGGCTGCCCGTCGGGAAGCTGCTAGAAGTAGTCCGCTTGGCGCAGGAAAGCCGCGAGCGGATAGTTCACGAGCAGAGCGTTCACCTGCGGCAGCTATAGCATCCGCCATCTTTCCTTCACCAGCTTTTAAAGCCAGCGTCTCCTCTGAGGTAGCGAATCCGTTACCTGAAATACCTCTACGTAGTGCATCGCGCATCGCAGAATCTAGCTCGTCTACAGAAATAGGCTCTGGCACAAAGTCGAAAGCGCTGCTAGGAACTTGGTCTGGCATAGCCGAAGCTAGTGTCGCTGCTATGCCAATGAAACTTGATGTGGGAGTAAAGGGAGAGACCTCAGTATACGGCAAGTAAACTGGGTCAGTGATGGTGGCTAGGAGCGGCTTTGTCGGTGGCGCGTAAGCCGCAAGAACTGGTTCATTAGCTATCGCTGCCTTTAGCGAAGCAGTCCCGTTCAGCACAGGAACTGACGGCAATGTTACTGTTGTAGCTGAAGGTGCAGTTGCTGTGGTTATCGTCGGTAGTGAGGCTAGTAGGTCAGCAGCATTTATGCTCACATCCTGTGTGGCTGGGCGTTCAGGAAGCGTCAATCCTACAGGAGCTGATAGCGTCCCAAGCGTCACGTTCCCAGTTGTAGGTAAGGTTGGGACGTTTGGTAGGTTCGGGGGAATAGGTGTTGCTGCTGGCGTTCCAGTAGCCAAGCGGGGAGGTGAGTAATCAATAGTGGGTTGCTCCAGTGTTGGAACAAACGCCAAAGCATTCCCTACGTTAGCCTTTATTTCAAGAAGACCAGCCTTGGCAGAAGACACGAAAGTGTCTGCTACACTAGCCGCATTAGCCTGAGCGGAGGAAATTTCAGATGCTGTAGTCATCTGCTAAGGCTACAAAACGTCTGGTGTTATGTCCACCGTTATAGATTCTTGTGGTGCTGGAGTTTCTGGAGTTGCTGCTACTGTGAAATCAGGATGTGGAATATCCCCAACTCCTGTTTTATCTTCAAACGGAGCTGCGATAGTATCATGAATCTGCGTGGGGTATATAGATATGCCCCCTGTCTTTGCCGTCAATGTATTCTTTGTCACATCCTCTGTCACTTCGGTTACAGCGTATGTTAGATTACCTACAGCAACACGCCTAGCTAGCCTGAGACGCATCTGTGTGACTCCCCTAGCAGACCACCAATCTAAAACATAAACCTCTGGATATATTCTTTCAACGCATATGAAGCTGTTTCCAGATTCGGATACTGGTGCATTCTCTAGCGGAACTAGGCTAGGATGTAAGGTATCTGAAATGGTTGCACCTACGGGCGGCAAACTGCTCACTAAATCGTAATAATCATTAACACCTCCGCCAACTCCCCTGCTCGTAAGCGGAATAGGTATCGCCGCCGACAGCTCTGGTATAATACTGGCTAAACGAATGTCACGGTAGTATACGTCCTCTACATAGCTCTCACAATTACTGAGAGCTTCCAGCATGTCCTCCTCTGGTATGACTGGCACAGGGCTAAGCTTATAAGTGTACCTAAATGCTTTGGTAAATACTACGGTGGTTAGGTAATAACTCCAAGTTCCATTTGCGTACCCAGCGGGCATCCCTGTTGCATATAGATTATCGTTTATGTTTGCATCATTTATGTTTACAGCAATGCCGATAACTGAGTATCCACCACTACCCCCTCTAGTGGGTGGTGCATCTCCTATCATATACAACCCAGTTTTACTAGAATCCGATGCGGCTCCTATTAATTTTTCCGCCGCGTATGCGTCATCAACACTACCATCCGCACATGTTATGCCGTTACTCCAGTAAGCTCTATCCAACCTTGGTCGTATTCTAAGCAGTGTGCCGAACCTAACATAGCCCGTACGCCAGAAGGCACTATTAGTTTGGCGGTAGTCGTTCTCATTATTATAGTATCCAGCATCTATGAGCCCTGTTGTATTACCTACCTCTATATCGTTGGCTGTTGGGAGGGGGCGATAAACGAAGTAATCATCCATGCCGCTATACTCTAATACCTCCACTGAAACTTCTGGTTTACTCCCACCATAATCGCGCACAGTGTACTTAGCGAACGTAGCCAACGTAATGTAGCTGTAATCTGGATGAACACCTCTGTATACTTCCTTAACATGTGTAGTATAAGACAGTGGGGATGGGAACTTTACTGTTTTTTCTATGCCGTTAGCCACTACTACTCCGCCATGTGATACGCCTGATAAAGGGTAGCCCAGATTGAAATGGTAGTTTATTCTATAGACATCACCATAGGCGGTAGATTTCTCGTAGAATAAATAATTATAGAGCGCACCGTACTCTACTATGGTAGTTGGTGTAGTAGTAAGTTCAGGAGAGGCATAGAGAGAAGCAGGTGTGGCATACATGGTACTTTTATCCACTGTGGTAGTGGTTTTCCTTGCAGCGGCTATTAGAACCTCGCCTGTGCCAGTCAGCGGAATTTCAGTTACACCATCCACTTCATTATCTAGTATAAGAATATTGGGTGGGATAATACCGTCTTTAGGAGGCAGTTCTTTATATGCTACTCGCCATGCCTTAGTCCAAGACTTTCTCGGCAGGTCATCCACATCAAGGTTGTCCCTATCTTCAAACATGCCGCACGTTGCCGATACCATTGTATGTGGCAATGTGGCAGTCGCCCCTACCTTAGTTATGTACAGCACGGTTCCTCTTTCTAGCTTCACATCCGCACCATCCAGCCTAGCCTCTATATGTAAAAGAACATCCTCAGCAATAACTGTTGTCGTATCTCCAGATGTCGCAGTGTCCACGCCTATGCCGATAAGACTGCCAGTAGTGGATGTTAGAGAAATTTCTGTCCCTTTAGTACAGCAAAGTATGTAAATACCGTCGGATGTTATAGGTAGTATAGGTGTTACACCAATGCTTGCTGATACAGGGTTGAAATCGTTTACCATAAAAGAGCTAATATCAGTGGGTGCAGGCGCACCGAGAACTGTGAATACTTTTCCTAGCGGTGCTCCGAAAGGCTCAGAGCCAAAAGGTTTATTATCACGATAAGAGCCATCATCCAGTAAATGGGATGTTGAACTCTCTGGTAGGTAGCTAGTTACTCTTCTCATTAGCGAACCCTACGAGATAGTACCTCTGGTTCAAGAGATATGCTATGTAAGGAAGCAGGGGCATTACCCGTCACACCAACCTGCACGTACCTTGTCTTTATACCGCGAGGAACTTTAATTCTTCTCTCTACGGCTCCCGATAAAGATATACCGCCAGTGAGTACCCTGCGAAGGTTGTTGTCTGTTGTGATAGATACAGAGGTTAAACCTCTACCGCCAAGCCATATATCTACTATACGTTTCATGTGGGATGTGCTGAAGTCATCAAGCCCTGTCACAGCATTGTACTGTATCAAAGCTCCAGCATCTTGGCTTGTTCCAGCTATTGCGACACCAGTTGTCGTAGCAATAGCTGCTGTGCCACCTTGTCCACCAATGTACTCAGCGGGAATATTCCAGTTGGTTACCGCCCCGTTGTGTAGGTTCACACAACGCCACGTAGTTGCACCAATAATAGTTATTGTGTACGCGGAGGATGCGGCTCTAATTCCCGCCAAGCCAACCAAAGAGTTTCCAACAAGAAGCGTACTGTTTGATGTTACAGGAATATTGTAAGATGAAGATAGTAGGTTGCCTGATAAAGCTGAAGCACTTGACGTTATACGCATGGTTGAGAAACTGCCCACTAGCGCTACGCCGCGTAGTATGTGCGCTGCTGTAGCTACGCGAACATTAGCAGTCACGGATATTACTCCGTCAACAACTACTTTTGAAGTAGCACGTACAGTAACTGCATTAACTGCCGACATAACCTGCCCAGTGAGGCTGTTGGCAACAGAGGACATTAAAGGAAGTGGCGCAAAAACACGTGCTGCGCCGTAGGCTTTGGCAGTCAACAGAGGAATACTTATTGCGGCGGACATATTCCCGTTTTGGAAGTAGCCCGCTTTCGTTCTTATCCTCGGCAGAACTACTGAAGCAGTAGCTACTGCTGGGAAGTCACCTGTGGACGATGTTACTACGCGAACATGGGAGGCTGCCGAGATATTGCTTCCTACCAGCCACGATGATGCCGTAGATACCTTTGGTAGCGATACTTGAGAATCTATGTGGGATGTTACACTGGAGAATGCAGTAGTGGATACGTTTGGTAGTATTGCACTAGCTGTTGCCGCTCCGTAGGCAGTAGCGGATACGCTTGGCAGTATTGCACTGGCGTATCCACTGCCCATAGCCAAGTATGTTCCGTCAGCGGCTATGCTAGGAAGTATGGCGGATGCAGAGATAGTTTCTCCAGCAATCACAGTACCCGCTATCTTGGCTATGCCTATACTGCCATACCCAATCCTTGAATCAGGGTTTGATATATACCTAGCTATCGTGTTCGGTAGAGCCGTTCCTATATCAACAAAAGGAACTGCGCCGCCAAGAGGCGCGAAACCAGCCACAGCTACACCAATTACATTTGTGTATGTCCTAATATCTACATGGTTTAGCGTGTGTGACGAAGCCGATAGGCTAGGCACTGCTATGCTGGCTGCCAGTATGTTTATTATGTTTACTGGAGCAGCCCCAACATTAAGGGCTGCATTGAAAGCGGAAGCGTTTAACCCTGCACTATTAAAAGGCATGGTAGGTTATTGTATAGGGACGAACTCTACGAGAACGACAATATCTTGCGCAAATGCTTGTATGACTGGCACCAGATTAACCATAGCATACTGCGCAGGGGGTGTAGATATGGTTATGGCTGGTATCTCTGCTAGTACGCCAGTGACTAGCACGTCTATCTGCACAGTTGGATACTTAGCTATAAATCTGGTATTGGCTGTGGTAACGGCTGGGTTAGTAACAAAACTAGCTACATTGGTGGCGGCAGGAAGTGCAGCGGCGCCTGTTACTGCGGGAAGGGTTGCAATAGGTGTGCCTGTAGCAGACGTGACTGTTATTGTTGGCATATCTATTACGTAAGTACCCCCAACGGAACCGTCCACGATAATAAAGGCAGTGACACTTTTGGCTATATAGCCGTGCAGCCACTCGCCTACATTTACTTGTACACCTGCTATGCCCGTGGCGGGAACAGGAATAACGTGCTTACTTACTTTAGTTTGAAAAGGGCGAGCAAGTTCTTTTATTGTTGTGTCTTCAATAGTTCCTGTTGCGGCATGTCGGAGAACCTCGGCAGTGATGCGCAAAGAAAGCTCTGTTCCAGCAGCCCATGCCCTAGCGGATGTGCCTTCAGTGGCACGAACCGCAGTGTAGTTGTTACCCACACCAAGAGTAGTATTGTTTGTATGAAGCTCAACTATCTCATAGAAATTACCATCTGTTATGGTAGCAATAAGTGGCGCAGTAGGAGATATGATACTTGGTATACCAGCAGCAGTGTGTCTGCTAGTCAAAGATATTGTGTTTTCAGCTATGCCTAGAGGCGTACGTATCATACTTGTCCAATAGTTACCTATCGTAATATATTGAGCCACTGTACTATACCAAAGGTAAAGTTATTGTGAAAGCATCTACAGTCTGGGTTGCCCCTGATGTGATTGCCGTGTTACTAATATTCATATCGCTGTTGCTCACAGCCACTGCGCCGTCCAAGCGGGGGGCAGTAGTCGATACAGCACCAGCATCGGCTAGTAAGCTAAGACGATACCAGCCAGCAGTGCCTGTTGCAACAGCTACAGCAGACCATACTTCACCTACGGCTTTGGCTAATGTATTTCCTACAGGAGCGTCGAAATTAATCCCCGCCCCGCCCAAGTCAATAGTAGCCAAGAGAACGCCTGTCGGAGCATTATCTGCTACGGTGGGTTGAGCACCAGAGAAAATCTCTAGCTTAGCCGCAGCCAAACTAGCCCGCATAGATGAAGTACCCAGCACTGAATTTGATAGCCCTGTAGATAATCTGATAGTCATATCGTTCTCCTGTAGTTGCCAATGTTACCATACCTGATAGGGTGAGTAAATAAATCGCTTGTCTTACGTATCAGACGAGCCTTTGTAGAATGTAAGACCTTTCACAAATTTATATGCTCCACCAATAGAATCACCAATCATAGATGTCGGTGCTGTTATCGTAAGGGTGTTCTCACGAACATTAATTCCCTCGCGTAAGGCTTGGTCTACATTAGAGGGAGCCATGGTAAATGTGGTTACCTTGTCGCTGTTATTTACTGAGAAGTCAGTAATCTTAATATTTAGTCCTTCAGTTGTTTTTAGTCCCATGTCCTTCTCCTTATACGGTGCTAAGCAGTACGCCGCGCACCAGTAAATGTACTCTCCACGCTGTTATTCCAACAGGGGGTGTTGTTAGTGTCAAACGAACACCAGTGATAGGCTTGTTAGCTGGAAACCCCGCTGTAAGCTTATCAAAGTTATTGTCTGCCACGATATTTGCTCCAAGTGTTCCGATGACTACAGGGGCAACCAAGGAAGCAACTACTTCATTGTCTGTAACTGTCGAGGATACTGCTTGAGTTTCAAGCGTAAATACTGGCGGCACAGAAGCTACGCCAGTAACATTGGTGATGTGTACGGTAACATCATCGGGAAGTATGCCCATGCCTATACCACTGCCCACATATAGAGTAGAGCCTGCAATAAGAGATGTTCCGTTAACTTCGATAGCGGACGCTGCCGAGCTGTTATCTGTATTAAGGTAGTAGAGCATATGACGAGAATGCCCAGTTGAGAGTGTTCTTGGTTTGGTCGTATGTGTACCAAAACCAAGTGCTATGGAGCGTACAGCTAAAGCGTTATTTACGGATGCGCTGCCACCAAGAGCTACAGATTCCGCGGCTTGTACATCTGAAAACTGACCTACGGTAACTGAATCTGTAGCGCCGATAGTTGTGTAACAGTTCTGCCCAATAGCTATTGACCAACTAGCATTAGTCTCAGCAAAATCACCGACTGACACGCATTTGTATGCAAGGCATTTGGCGTATGCGCCAATGGCTACAGAGCGTGCGTCAGTGCATGTGGCTGTATAGCCGATGGAAACGTCACGCTCAAGAGTGGCATTCGTCCCCTCGCCAATAACTACTGTGCGGATGGCTGACGCGACTGCCGATGTGCCAATAGCCACAGTTTTACCAGCCGATGGGGTGGACGACCCGTGCCCAATGGCAATGTTATCTGTTGAGGATAGGGCACCTGTTCCAATAGCAATGCCGTTGAGAAGAGCGTTTACAGAGGACACGTCACCAAGCTTCACACCACCGCCAGCAATGGACATAATAGTTTTGTCAATCTCGCGGATAATTACTTCTGTGGCTGTGGCGTATATTGTCTCTGGGGTAGGTAGTGTTTTCTGTTCAAGTAGACCAGCAGTAAGACGAATCTCTGCTTTACTTCCAGCGGCAAAAATATTCGCTAGTGTTCCTTCAGCTCCACGGGCGATGTCCATTGTGCCTGTGGTAGGGTCATAGCCAACAACAAGTACAATCTCGTCATTAGTGAGGTCGTCAAGTGTTAGCCTGTACATAGCGTCAGGCAATCCCAGTAAGTCAGTGCTTGTGAATAATGAGCGTGCAGCCAACGGAACAACAAGGCTAGTTGATGTTTGGAGTAGTTGGGTATCAGTGACAAAAGAAGCATTGTTCACTGTGCGCTGTGTTGGTCTGGTAATAAGTGCCGTGGCTAGCGCATCAAACACAACATTGACAGGCGATACTCCGACAAGAGCTAGATTGGTATTGGTTGTTTTCAGTGCCACAGTATCAGCTAAGTTAGCAATAATGTTTACTGAGTTTGCTGCTACATTAATAGTGTCGATAGCAATTATACTGCCTACGCCACCGACTGGAGTAAGCTCACTGGTTAGTGTGCATACGATGTAGTCACCAACACCGAGAGTAGGCAGTGTTGCGATAAGTGCTGCGGGCAATGTTAAGGTAGCGCCTATGGTAGATGCTACTAAACCCGTGCCGTTTGGGGCTACTTTTTCCATACTATCTCCTAAATGCTACAGCGTCACTCAAGTTGGCAGCGTTGAGTGATGTAGCTTCCCGCATACATATAACGTACTGCCAAGAGCCTTCTACTTTCATAACTGCTGCGGATGCTCGGCGTGAAGTGTACCATGATACCCTTTCTGAGGTAAGTTCTTTGTACTCGCCAGAAGCTGTCACGTAGCAAACCCCACCTGTGGTAGCGAATACAACTACTTCTACACCATTAGCTCCGACGGTCTCGCCGTCAGCAAGCACGGGAGAGCCTTGTATCATGGGGTAGTCAGATACCTTGCGCAAACTTTCACCATTGTAGATATATGTTCCATCAATAGAGCTAAGGACTGTTATGTTGGCTACACGGGTAACCACATCCACAGCGCTTGGTAAGGCTATGTACTCTTCAGGGTTGAGAGTTGTTATTGAGTATGGGAATGTGTGTACAGCAACGCCTTCTGTGACGCATACGAGTATACCATTGCCATATCCTAATGAGTGTGTGGCTGGCGTTGTTGGCATGCCCTCAAGACGGGGCTCAGATAAATCAGCCACAGTCAATGTTGGGTCGGGCGCTTGGGTGTCACCGACCCAAGGGGCGGCTGTCACGCCGTTTACTACTAGCCCGACAACGCCATCTGTGACGATTGTTCCAAGAGGTGTATCGCAATGCGCAATAGTTTTTCCACCGCCCATAGGGGAAAGTAGTGTAGCTGTGTTGTTGGCTACTGAGTAAAGTCCACTAGGGGTGACTGCATACAACATCCCAGTAGCCATAAATAAGCTGTGGATTGTAAGTATGGTAGTAGGTGCGTTGTACCCTGTTCGGGACACAATATTACCAGCATCTGTTATGCAAACATTGTCTGCTTCAGCTAGTGCGCCCAGTCCAGTGTAGTCAGAGGTGTCTACTAAACCTACCCATGCAGTGGTTCTTTGTTCATTACTCACTAGAAGTACGACGGTTTGGTACGTTGCTTACGGGTGTCACGCATAGTCTCTACTTGAGAGAAGTTCTGTTGCTGCCCAAAGGCTCTATCAAACAAGTTTCTAGCGTGGCGAGAGCGTTCAAGGCTCTCTGTCTCAGTATCATGCTTCAAGTAAGCACGAGATAGAACCCAGTTCACTAAGGAGCTGTGTTGGTATTGGGGCAGTGGGATAGCGTCTGCTGATTTCAAAGCCACTGTTAAGTATACTGCAACCTCTACATCAACAAGAAAGTCCAATAAAGGGGAGGTATCTAACCAAAGCTCTGGTGGTGTACGCATGTGGGCGATAGTTGTTGGAGTTGCAGATACCACGCCCCAGCGTTCCGTAGTGTCATCCTCAGTGAGGATATTCTTTCTTGTGGGCATGGGCAAAGACTTGAATACAGCATTCTCACCAACAGACAGGACATCGGCACCTAGTGGTACGCGAGATACTCCAGCGGGGAATGTGTACTCACGCTTTATTCGCAAGCCCTGTGTACGAATAGCTGCTTCATTAACAGCCTCATTCGCCCACAGGATTAGCTCAGCATCATCGTAAAGTAGGTCGCGCTGCGAGGTTCCTGTGGATAGTTTATCATCCAATAGACTCCTAGCTTCAGTGATGATGTCTTTGATATTCATTATTCAGCAGTGTCAGAAGAGTCCGCTTCTATAGCATCCGCTTCTATAGCATCCGCTTCCATGAGAATGCCGACAAGTGTGGGAAGTGATTTGCGTTTAAGCTTAGCTAGTTTGTCTACGCTAAGCTCACGTTCAATAATTAGTGTGCCTAGCTCTGCTTTAGTCATAGAATCATATGGCGTGCCGCTAGACATGCCTGTATCATCTATAGTAGGTGTTTGAGTTGGTGCTGATTTACTGCTTTGGTTGCCGTACTCACGAAAGGCTTCCTCAACAGCAAGAAATTTTTCGATATGCTCAGCATCGGATACTTTACATACATGTTCCCCACCAGATTCAGTGGGCTGGAAGTCGTAGTCTTTGTCGTCCAATGTAACTAATGTTCCTAATGGTCTGCGGATAATGCTTTCAATAATCATACTCTCTCCTTAATAAAAAAAGGGCGCGTATGCGCCCTTTTAAGTTGTCCAGCACACATGGTGTTGCTATGTGTTATTTAGCTGCCGTGGCGTTGATTGCGATAGCTTACCGATAAACCAACAACAGTGCCAGCTAAACCGCCGCCCGCTGTTGCAGTAACCACGATAACCTGTTCCACCAATGAAGGTGCTACAGACAATGCAGCGGCTGTGTCTAATCGGTCAACGCCAGCGCCAGCAGCAGTTACTGTGTTAGTGGACACTGCGATGAAAGAACCGCCTTGCTCACCAACTGTAGCTGTGCCAATAGCGGCTGATGAATCCAAGATAACGTCAGTCACCTTATTGCCGATAGGCAACTTCACCATTTGAATAACATCGCCAGCAGCTAATGGTGCGGAAAGCACCACCTCGCCACGGACGGTTACTGTTTCACTGTCGTCAGTCGTCACTGCTGGACGAGTTGGCGAAGCGTTTAGAGCTGTTAAGATAGCCATTTAGCTAACCCCCTTACACTTTAGGAGCAGCAGAATCAATAGCGATAACGCCATAGTCCGCGCCATTAAAGCGTGTTTTCTTAATACCGAAGATAGAAGATGACGAGATAACCAACTGATTACCGTTGTCACGCATAACTTCATTCCAATCAAAGCGAAGACCTGCACCAGCAGTTCCCCAAGCCAATGAACATGCTTGTGCGCCTAAGAATAGACCACGAGCTACTGGGATGTTAGCACCCACACCGCCTGTGTAGCGAATAACAGCGTCATGCGAATGCAATACCACGTTGTTATACATGCCCAAGTTGCCCTTGAATATGTCGCTGTTTTTGCCTTCAGCACCAGCGGCAGCTTTTTGAATGTCCAACCATTGACCAGCGTTGGTATTGGTACGTAAGGACAATTCTTGCTCAGGGCTAAGTAACATAACGAAGTGCTCGTTACCATCAATTTTGATAGGGCGCAGTTTAGACTGACCACTGCCATCATTACCAAGAGTGCGGGCACGAGTTACTGCACGGTCAATGTCACCAAGAGAGAAAGTGTCTGCAATAGTCACTGTCAAGCCAGAGGTAGCATTACCAGAGTAAAGTTGGTGCGCAGTGTCTGGTGAAACGAAAGTATTACCAGCAAAACCAGTGTAGTTTAAAGGATATAGGTAATCGCCGTTCTCACCGCGCATACCTGATAAACTCATAAACAACTGCTCATCGAAAGCTTGAGACCACCATTCAGATTGGCGAGAACGAGCTACAGCACGTAAATCATGCAGCGTGCGCTTGCGTGTCATGCGACCACCACCATTTACGCCGCAGCGCATTTGGTCAATTTGAAGTTCGTCAGTGAAGAATTTTAAGTTTTCTTCGTTGCCTTCAAGAATGTCATCGCCTTCAACTGGTTGTTGGCGTAAGCGGGCAGATAAATCAACTTGGATTTTATCTCCTGCATCTTTTTCAAGCTCGGTATGAACTTGGATAGGTGCTGCCGCATCCACACCTGATGCCATAAATTTTGTTCCGAAGTAAGATTGACGTAAAACGTCAGTGGCTAAGAGCGCACTGTACTTACGGACGGCTTGCGGCGAGTTAACACCAATAACTGTAACAGCCATATTGTTCTCCTTGTTTTTAAGTACAGCCCTCTTGCGCATTTAGTCGCTAATTGGCGACAGCGTAAGGCTAAGCTTTTGTTATATCTTTAACAAGTGTTTTTAGTTTGGGTTATTTTTACATCGCTTGGAGCATCGACACAAAGACGAACGCTCCTGCCAGATTTACGTAAGGGTTCTATGGTAATCGTGTAGGTTCCTACTTCAGACGGAGCAGGAACCTCTAAGACAAGCGTGCTGCCATATTTTATTTCTGTGACTAAAGGCATTATTCGTTAAGGTACGTATCTAATTGCTTAGGAGTAAGCTTAGATATTGCATCTTCAAGTGCAGAGCCATCAAGATTATCTAGGTGAGAGAACTCGCCTTTGGATGTATTTGGTTTAGCAGCGGGGGCTTTAGCAAGGGTCTTTGTTTTTTTGCCCGCTTCTACTTGCTTCTTCTTAGCATCCTTGCTGACATCCTTGTTAGGTTTCTTCTCAGACTCTACATCTTTGCTCTTCGTATGGAAGAGCTTACTAATCTGAGTATGGACACGCTTCGCTGCTTCGCGGAGAATATCTTGGTTACTCATGGAATCAGCATCATCACCACCAGCAATCTCTTGGATGTTGGCATTTAATGCACCAAACAAGGCTGGGTTTTCGTTACTGTTGAACACGGGGTTGGCGCGGATAAATGCGTTAGCATCTGAGTTCCACTGAGCAATCATAGCTTTCTCACCTTGAGCAGCTTGGTTGCGCATAACGGTTACTTCAGTGTGTATGTTATTTAGTTCAGAGTTAATCTTGTGGTAGGCGCGAGTGTAGTCAACAAGTTCCATCTCGCCATCACCGACCTTGGTGGCTAGTGTTTCAAGTTCCGCTTCAAGTTCGGTGATGCGTTCTTCATGTGCTTCAATTTCTTCAACAGGGGGAATGGCTACTGTAACTACGGGTTCTGCTAACTCAAAAAGCGAGGCTTCAGCAAGAGCTTCAACCATGGTTTCTTTGCGGTCATCTACTTCTTCGTCGGCAGTTTCATCTTCTGTTTCTGCGCCATCTTCATCTTCGTCGGTGTCATCATCTTCATCGGTATCTTCATCGGTATCTTCATCGGTAGCTTCATCTTCGTCGGTGTCATCATCTTCTTCAGTTTCAGAAGTGCCTTCGTCGATGTCATCGTCTTCTTCCTTGGAATGCTCGGTATCATCGGCTTTTGATTTTGTTTCATCATCATCCTCCTCCGCAAGGGCAGCTAGCTCTTCGTCGGTCAATATCTCACCCATCAATACTCGTGTGGTCATGTTAAGTCTCCTGTCTTTATGTTACTGCGGTAATATACCCATGGCTGCTGCTATTTCAACCTTGGTCTTCTTGGCTGTTTCCTTAGTATGCTCTGCCTTCACTGTCTTCCAAGCCGCGTCAGCCTCTTTTCTTGATGCTTCGGCTTCTTTGGTTCTAATGTCGAGCTGTCCCATCTTAGCTTCATGGTCAGCTTGCTGTTGACGAACAGCAGCGCGTTGCTCAGATGCTGCTCTATCTTCTGGGTTAGCCTCGTCTAACGGGGGTTCTTGCCCAGTAATTGTGCGTATGCGGTCAACGAATGTTTTCTTGTTCGGAATGTCTGACATATCCATAACAAGGTCAAGCATAGCCATAGATGTCTCTTGAGGAAGTTGCCCCATAAGCTCCATGAGTTTCTCGAACATTGCTTGACGCATAGTGTCCCTGTAGTCCACTTCGGATAGCACATAGTCGTGGCGGGTGTTTGAGATGTCGTTGAGTGTGGAGCCATCTTCCTCTTCTTTGTTTATGGATAGGTATGTCCAGCCGCCATTCTCTGACTTGACCCGAACAACTTCTTCATCAACATAGGCTTGCTCAGCCAAGGACAATATAAGTTCACCCTCCTGCTGTAGGAATAGGCGGTAGTTGTCGAATAGTTCTGTGGTAACAACTGTGGATTGGTCTTGCCTTGCGAGAATAGCCTTGCTACTGGCATATGGGTTACCCCCGCCAATGGTATCACTGTTGACACCTGTGGTAAGAAAGATTGCTTCTTTGTCCTCTTGCATCAAGCGCAAGTGGCTATCCGCTAGCGATGTGTCCGTTTGTACTTCAAAGCGGGCTTTGTTTCTTCCATCAAGCTTGAGTATGCCATCTGGTCTAGGCAGCTCATCCTCTAAAGCCAACCACCCGTTTGGTGTGAGGGCGTCTGCATCCGCAATAACTTTATTGGTGGATAGAATATGTATGGCTTTAGAGCGGCGTTTGTTTAAGTCGTCCTGTGAGCCTAGTGCTGTGCGAACAACGCCGTATGGTGTGTTGTCCCGCTTTCTTCTATAGGCAAAGAATGGTACGAAAGGGAACCTATTGTGCTTATATGGGCTCACACCTTCTTCAAGTAGTGTAAGTGTTGGGCGAAGCATATCTGTGGATGATGCAAACATAGCTGTCTTAACGCGTTGGGTGAATACGTTAGACTTGCTGGCTACACCAAGCTCAATCTCAAGCTCAAGTAGCGGGCGCACGATGTCATCAATCTGGTCATCATAGTACCCGTTAAATGTTCCACCAACAATCTTATCACTGTGCTCTGGAATACGGAACCATCCTTCAATAAGACGAACCATTGGGCGCTGTAGTGTTACGCTTATGGCTCCTCCGTAAGCTGTGGCTAATGTGTTTGATGCTGGGTCTGATGTACCAAACATAGTATTGCCTTTGGTGGACAGACTTTTTATTAGCTCTTTTTTATCTGGGTACATGCTAAGTGCCATGTCCTCGTCCATTACTTTTGAGCGGAATAAGTACCGTGCGTCATCTATGGTTCTACTTGTTGAGCGGTAATCAAACCATAGGTTACGCCAGTCCTCATTGCGTACTTCGATGGGGGACTCTGTATCTTCAGAAGAGAAGCAAACTTCTATCCATCCCTCGCCAGAAACAACGCCGTCTTTAAACACTCGGCTATTCTCGCTGCGAACATAGTTGTCTGTGTAGATATACTTAATCAGGTTTGTTTTTGCCAACGCTGTTGTTGAATCAGCATCATCAAGCGAGCGGGGTACAACTTTGAAATCCATCCGTGTCCTGCGCTCAGTGCCTAGAAGCCAGTTTACTACTGGGGCACATACATTAATAACAAGTGGTGCCTGCCCGCGTTCTACAAGCTCAGCAATCTCAGAGTATGTCCATTGGATGCCATCATAATAATCCTCATCACGGGCGCGTTCAGAGCGCACTTCCATGTTTAGAGTGTAGGCTTCATCCCACCAATCTTCAGCCATGGATACTAGCGAGGATTTATTTGCGTTAGCCTCTGCTCTGACTTCTGATAAGTGACTATCCATGCTTATCTCCTCGGACTACTGCTAGCTCTTCTTCACTGCTGCGAACTTCATTTCTATATGAGTTTCGGCAGTGGTTCTCTCCAAACACGAAGTCAATTACGGCTTGGAATTTTGTGGCGCTATAGCTACCATTTATGGAAAGGTAGTGGGTGTACGAAGATACTGTCCAGTCTGGCTTTCCGTACAGGTAGCTTCCGCCAAACTGGTCAAGACCAATGGCTAAGTTGAAAAGGTACTCTTTTCTGGAAATGGCTGAACGCTTGGCAATAATCAACTTGTAAGGTATGACTAAAGGTGCGGTGACTGCTACGATTATTGCTGCTATAAAGACAAGAAATAAGTTTTTCATGGGGCAATACTACGTTATACTACGCTGTTCGCCAACTTGTATTTCTACTCACACGCCTTCTTTTGTTCCTAACAAGCTTGGCAATAACAGGTCGGGCGTATGTCATGGATAAGGCATCCGCTCTATCTGGGGATGGAAGACCTTGTGACTTCATATCCTTTTTGCTGACAAGAATCATCCTGTTTTTCCCGTCAAAGAAATACTCTTGGGCTATTAATTGCTCTGAAAGGTCAGCATCCTTGGGGATAGAGCACGTCTCACCTAGATGCTTGCGCATTAAGTCCCACATCTCAGCACGCTTATTGGCGTACTTATCTTCCTCAATAGCTGTATTTGCACCATTGACTTCCTCAACAGCATGCCCCATCTGGCGTAGCCTATCAACAACACCACCACCCACGCCGCCACCATCAATGAAAACAGCGTCAGGGTTCATTGCTATAATCTGCTCGGATACTTTATCTGACAGTCCCATGGTATCAATGCCTTGGAAAGATAGGCACTTGTTGTGCTTCCTGCCACGGCGTGTATAAATAATGCTTTCATCATCACCATACCGTGCGACATCCACTGCCATAATTAATGGCTGACCTTCAACATCCTCCAGTGTAAGCTCCGTTGACATTGCCTTCTCAACAGCATCGCGGGGAATTAGCTGACAGCTACCTGATATAGGAAACTCTCCACGGATACGGATACGTACGAAGTCACTATCAAAGCCATAATCGTCTATCCACTCCTTAATCTGCTTATCACTAGCCATCACAGCAAATCTGGAATCTACAGTTGTGCCATCCCAACGATGCTTTAATTTGTTGAAGCAGTCATAGAATGCGCCGCTGTTCCTTGTTGGGTTTCCAAAGGCGCACCAGATGGCTCCGTTTGTTGTCATGGCTCCTTCACAAGTGTCCCATATACATTGGTCAATACCAGATGCTTCATCGAAAATAATAAGAACATTCTCATCATGGGTTCCAGCAAAAGCTTCAGGATTATTTGCAGACCAAGGAATGGCATGGGCAACCCATGTCTCTGGGTGCTCATTGAAATAAAAAGATGTTGCAGTCCAAGTGAACCAGTCTTTATTTATGAGTAGCTTGTGCCACTTAGCAAGTTCCCGCCATGTCTTTGTTTTAAGTTGGTTCTGTGTGTTGGCAGTTACAACTATCTGCGGGTGGGGGCGACAGGAAGAGAACCACTGTACTAGCCAGCTAACAACTGCGGACTTACCAACACCATGCCCAGATTTAACTGCTTCACGGATTGCTGCTTTTACATCTTTGTTTGATGATGTTGAGGAGATGGCATCACGTATTTTCTTTAGTACACCCTCTTGCCATACATCGGGCTTGGTGTGGTCAGCAAGTGCCGTCCCTTCTTTTCCCCATGGGTATGCGTAAAGAACAAATCCCCATGGGTCATCTCGGTAGGCAGAAATATCTTTGGCTAATTGAAGCTGGTCAGTAGGCATGTGAGTATTGTATTAGGCATGTTTTTTCAGTCAAGGCAATTAGAGGTATTGCAAGTATTGGCAGTTTTAAAAAAATAAAAAA